ATGAAACGCTACTTGACCAGCTCTAGCCTTGCCTATGTCCATCGCACAAAGAAGAAGTTGCGGCGCTTGCTCGCTGAGCGAAAGCTGAAACACACCCACATCAGCAAATTGACAGAAATCCCGAGGTCCAGCATTTCACGCTGGCTTTCCCCACACCACGACGACTTCATGGGGCTTGCCGAGGCCGTCATGATCTCTTCAGTGCTTGGCGTGTCCGTTCAGGCCATCCTGGCTGATCCGGATTGGCACGTGTCTGACGATGAGCACATGGAGTTGATTAACCGGGCAGCAACACTGCCTAAGCCACATCTGGCGTCGATGCTGACTTGTTATGCGGAGATTGTTGGTGTACGGGTGGGATAGGTGGGCGGCAACCGCCCTACCAATTTGCAACGACGACATTTAACGCGAACCCAATCACGATCAAGATAAAGGCATACGCCATAAAGTCGTCCAGATCGCCCCGGCCCGACTTGCTGAACCCCCAGCAACCGATGGCGAACGGTATCAGAGCCAACATAAAGCTGAAACTGAACGCTTTCAGCGCCAGCACCATCATTACTATCGCAAACAGTATCCACATGGTCAGGCCCTCACTGGTCAAGGCCCCAGCTTACCCCCACATCCGAGGCTCAGCCAGGGCCGCTATTGAACTACTCCCAGTTCTGTATGTTTCGGTTAACGGCCTGATACACCAAGTCATTGCGGCTGGCCAGCAACTCATCAATGCGGCGGCGTTTCTCTTCGGCCGCCATGACCTTGTCGCGTTGGATCAGCTCAATCTTGTTGCGAACCACCCTGACCTGCTGCTGAGTGCGGCTCAGGCTGCGGCGCGACTTCAAGATGCCGCCCTGCTCATCCAGCAGCTCATTGGCCTTATCGATCAGACCCTCACTGCGGTACTGGTCAACGGTGCGCTTGAGCTGATTCACCTGGTTCAGCATCCGGTAAAACTCTTCCATGTGTTGGGTTGATTTGGCTGGGCCGGTACCGCGATACACTGCTTTAACAAGCGGGATCTCATCTGCTCTCCAACTGGCTGATTCGCCCGGGCGTGACGCGCGGATCAGGCCGTCAGCGGCAGCCATAACATAACCACCAATGGTGCCGGTGTAGCCGATCACCATGTGCTCCAGCTGCTTTGGTGATAAGCCAGACAGCTCGCCCAGCTCACGCATCAGCAGGCTGGTTTGCTCGTTGTAACGGGCTTCCGCCTTCACAGCCAGATCCTGCGGACCATCAATGGGTCCACCCCGGAAGCTGTCATAGTTGAAAGCAGCCTCCACCATCGGCTTGACGATTTGCGGGGTCGGGTTGAGAGCGAAGGTGTCGCCAATGGCCCTGGCCACCGCCTTGCCGAACTGGGTTCCAGTATCCTTATCGCCCAAGGCTCGCACCATACGCTCAGGGATAGTGCCGAACATCACCCCAATCTCGAACGGCTTGGGGATCCGGAAGTGCTGATCACCAACGAAGAAATGCCAATTTGTATCCTTGTCCCAATCCGGCAACTCCTCGTAGCGTTCATCGTCCCAGTTCATGGCCAACAGCCCGAGTGACATTGCGGTGATCATGCCAGCGCGCTTCGCTATTTCGCGCGGATTGTCGCGTAGCTCGCGCGTTAGCTTGCCCAAGCCCTGGATCCTGGCATTAAAGAATGGCAGCACCATTGCCGCCATCTGTATGGTGCGGGCCGCCCCCAGCATGGAGAAGTCCATCAGGTCTTTGGATTCAAAGGCTGCCTGGGCATGGCTCTTTCCGGCCTTAATCGCAGCCTCATAAACAGCCTCGCGGTTGGCATTCTCCAGCGTCTCCCCGTATCGGTTGTACTTACTCCAGGCGTCAGCCACCGCGCCCTTGGCTTGGGATACGTTGCGGATGATAGACTTTTCATACTGAGTGATCTGCTCAGGTGTCATCCCCTTGCGTCGCAGTGACTTACGCACCGCATCAGTCATTGCAGTCGGGTCGTTGCCATTGACATAGCCACCAAGGAAACTGGCCCCACTGAACATCACATCAATGGTGCTACCCTCCATTTTCCATGTCTTTCTCATCCCCCGAATGGAGTCGATCACCGGCTTGAAGCCGTCCTTGCTGATCACCCAGCTGGAAAGGGAATCACGTAAGAAGTTGCGCAGCATGAATTCAGGGGATGCGGTGACCCCTGCTGTCAGTAGGCGCTTTGCTTTGGCGGCCATGTTGACCATGTCGCCAAACGGCTGCCGATCGAAGAAGGTCATGGCGCGGTACAGGTCTGGGTCCGCCACCCTGATCATGTAGTCCTCACCCTCCAGCTTCACAGTGATCAGGTCCTTGCCGTTCTTGAGTGCGCGCCAATCCATCATGTTTGGCTTGGCAACCACCTCAATAGCGCCGGTATCAGCCAAGTTCCAGACCGTCTTTTGGGCTGCCATGTTCTTCATGGAGGCGTCGATCAGCTTGGAGGTAGAGGTGAAGATGTTCTCGAGCAGGTCATTGGTATTAGCCTCCCCACCACTGAGCCTCCTGATACCGGCGCTCTGGTTGGCAATCCCATTTGGCTTGAATGGGGCGATCACGTCACCATCGTCAGATTCCCGAAAGAACGGGATGTACCACTCACTTTCGAACTCAGCCCTCACATCAGCAGTGAACAGTCCGGCCTCCTGCGCTAGATCCAAGGTGGCAGCATTCAGGCGGTTCCAGCGGGCTTTGGCCTCCATGAACTTGGCCTCTTTCCCCTTGCTGAGTCCTTTCAGGGCAGCTATGTCTTGTGCACTGAGCAGGTTTTCGCGCCCCTGTGCCAGCAGGATTTCAGCCCGGTGCCCAGCCATCCAACCGAGCCAGTTGTGCAAATCCTTGCCAAGGTCAGAGAAGATCCCCAGCAGCGCATCCTTCTCACCGGTACCGGCCTTGCGCTGGATAACCCCGTCTTTCCACTCCGGAAGACCATAGAGCATGGTGGCCCGCATGGTAGAGGCTGCCCCGGTCGCCATGCGTGCCGCGATGTAACCAGAATCGGCAGCGTCAGTAATGCCTGCGGCTTGCTCTGCATACTTGATGGGGGCCAGCGCATCAAGCACCTCGGTGTTGGCCTTCTTGATGAACCGATCCACCCACGACTTGACCACGCCGCGATCAACCGCACGCAGCTTGTCCAGGTTGGCCTTGGTGTTATCGATGATGTCTGGCTTGGGGCCAAGGTTCAGCTTCTTCATGGCATCATCTGCCTGGCTGCTGGTTTGGCTCATCTTGATGCCGCCCTTCTTGGTGGTGGCATCCTCCTCCTGGCTGAACTTCTTACCGCCCGGGCCAGTGTCATCCGGTTTGCCGCGCTGCAGCTTCTTGCCCAGTCCATCGATAAGCGTTCTCGTCTCGGCAGCCGTGATGCCGTCAGGCACAAAGCCAACCGCACGCAGCGCCTTGGTGACCCATGCCACCACCTGATCCCAGCCACGCCCCCAGGCGCCCTGCTCCAGTTCCGCAAGGTGAGCCACCACTTCCTCAGCCTGCACCCCGATATCCTCATCGGCATAATGAGTATCAACCCAATCCCATACCGACTTCATGCTGGGGTCTTTCTTCGACTTGATGAGCCGGCTGATCAGCTTGGTGTACTCGCCATCGCCAAGCACATTGGCCAAGCCATAGTGGGCCAGCACCTCATGACGCAGGATCTCGCGCATCCGTTTGGGGTTGGCAATGGTGTCAGCGGCCACATGCAGGGTGCCAGTGTCATCGTCGAAGGCCGCGCGCCGGATCAGCCCCTCTTTCGCATCCAGCCCCAGCGCCTGCTCCAGCTCTGCCTGGGTGGCGTGGATCTGCACATCAATGCCGCTCGCCCCCCGGTACTGCTTAAACCACTCTTTGGTGACCAAATCCGCCTCTTTGCGGGTCAGGGACTTGGCCGGCTTGTCGCCTTGGGCCATGGCCTGCTTGGAGAAGTTGATAATGCGCTCTGGCTCAGCAACAGGGTCCGGCTCACCCACAGGCTTCCCTTCCTCTTTGCCATCGATCGGTTTGGTGGTATCCCCTTCCTTCACCCATACCTTGAACTCATCAACCGGCATGGCCTTGATAGTGCCGAGCCCCTTCCAGCCCTTTTCATAGTTGGCCAGGTATCCGGCCCGGGCCGCCTGCTCGTCGGCAAACCCCATCATCACCTTGTGCTCGTCAAACTTGCCGGTCTTGGGGTCTACCTGATCCACCACATAGACCGTTTCGCCATCCGGCTGGTCACCGATGAACACATCGACGTGATCGCCGTCAGCCCCCAGGGTGCGCTTGATGTAGCCGTAGTCGTGGGCCATGGTCGATTGCCACACCTTGCCATCCTGATCGGTGCCAGAGCGGGTTGATCCCTTGGGGTTCTCCAGCGCGATAGCCAGACCCTGCAGCGTGAGGTGACCCTTCTTGTAGTTGCCAGCCTCCTTCTGTGCCTCTGTGGGCTCTGGCGCAACCTCGGCGCGGGCAGCTTCGATCTGCCGCACCGGCTCAGTGGCGGCTGGCGCCACCACATCCCGCACCTTGACAGCAGAGGACTTGGCCACGACTACCCCACCCTTGCCCGGGATCGCCTTCACCCCGTTATCCTTGGCCCACTGCCTGATGATCGGGATCTCGCCTTTGAGCGTGATGGTGCCATCGGTATTGTTGATGGACTCACTCCACGGCAGCGGGGCGGGATCGGCAGGCCCAGAAACATCAACCCCGGCATCAGTGGCCGGGGCTGTCAGTGTTTGGTCATTCTGCTGCTGTCCATCTGGTGCAGGTGCAGAAGCAAGGAGATCTGCCCGATCTCCGGTTCCAGCTCGGTCGGTGAATCCGGCAATGGCTGCTCCAGCGCTCTCTGCAACTGATTGGCCTGCTCCAGGCTGATCACCTTGTCGTTCACTGCTGATTGCAAGTACCTGGGGAGCCTGCTCATTGGAAACCTCTGTTTGTGGTTGGCTAACATCGGTTTGCACCGGTGCCGTAACTGTTTCTCCGATTACGCTTTGTGCTGGAAGATCAGAAGGTTGTCTCAAGTCGGCGACATTGATGTCGTCGAGTTGTTGAGCATTTGACTGCTCAAACTCTGCGATCTTGGCGATGCCAAAGCCGCCGCCATCGAGGGGGATGGGGGTTTCATCCTGGCGGCTGGCCAGGGCTGCCTCCTTCTCACTGGAGAAAGGTAAGCCACGGCGCGTCAGTCGCACGCTTTCAGGTAGTGGTACTGTGGCGGCGTTGCTCAACTCTGGCAGTGCCGGTGCCGGGCCACGCGGCACTGGCAGATCTGCGCCAACCTCACGCGCCTCTCCCTCATAGGTCGCACCAGGCAGCAGAGTGGCCTGCGGCCCAGGCAGGGCAGCCTCATCTTGCAACTCGCCACTGATGCGCTGGTCGGCAATGGCTGCCACATCACGGGCTGGATCAGAAGGTTGCCCACCCATATCAGGCTGTGGGCCACTGGGGGTGACTGACATGGCGGTAGCCGGATCCAGCAACTCACCCTCCAGCGGTACGATGGGTTTCCCCTGGAAGTCGTGACTACCACGAACAAAGCCCTGTCGCTGGTAAGCCGGCACATCACGAACCGGATCGAACTTGCCAGACCCTAATGGGTTGTTGGCACCGGCAAACATGTTGTCGATCTGGCTGCTGATGCTGGCCCCGCGCTCAGCCTGGCGCTGGTCTAGGCTGTGGATCATGTCATCCATCTGCTGATCACCGGTAACCACTCGGCGCTCAACTCGCACCACTGGCTTGGCCACATCGGGAGACTGTGGGCCATGTACGGCACCCACTACGCCGCCGAATGCGCCGCCAATCGTCCCCTCGTTCAGTGCAGCAGACAGCACGCCAGCCATGGGGTCGCGGCTCTCATCCGCCCACTCTTGCACTGCCTGGTTCACGGCTCGCTGCGTCTCGCCACCCTGCCAAGCCTCAGTGGCTCCTTCACCGGCAAAGCCGCGCACGGCAGCGCCAGCCCGGGTGCTTCCCACCTTGCCGAGCAAACCACCGACGCCACCACCGGCACCGGTCATCACCCCAGATAGAAAATCCGCTGTCAGCGCACGCGGGTCTGACCACGCATCGGTGGCCGCTCGCTCCGCTACGCTGTCGATCGCTGCTCGTCGAATATCGCCAATGTCAGCCCCCTGCATATCGCCATCAGCCAGCTCCCAATAGGCCTGCTGATAGATGGGGTTGGCGTTGAGCTCATCGTTGCCAAGCCCATTGAAGTAGCCGCGCGCCTCTTGCTCTGCTTGCTGAGCCCGCATACCAGATGCCATGGCGCCAGCGTGAGCACCATAGCCAATGGATGTCAGACGCCCAATGGCCTTATCCAGCACGGCCCGCTTTGCTGCCTCCCCTGGTGCCGCCAGATACGCCGCCCGAACCGAGTCGAGCGCACCAGCGCTGATGGCATCCTTCACCGTGGCTTTTGCCACCAGTTCTTTGGCTTGCCCCTCCACCAGATCCTTTGCCAACAGCTTGCCAGCGCCACGCAGGGCGGGCTTGGCGATAAGGCCGGCCCCCTTGGTGCCGCCAACCAGGCCGACAAACTGGCCCAGCACGGTAGAGAAGTTGCCCGCCCACGCGCGCGGATCTGCCCACGCATCGCCTGCCTCAATGGCGCCAGTCTCTGCATTTTCCTGAAAGAACTGCTTGCCCATGGCCTCACGCATGGGAGTAGACGCCTGATCCAGCTGCCCATCAGCCCAAGCACTGACGCCGCGCCCGGCATCCTTGATACCCTGCGAGCCAGTCAGCTGGCCAACCGTTTCAAGGTCGCCACCCAGGGTCTGCCCAAGGCCACGCTGGAACATGTCAACAGTGTCGCCGATGATGCCCTGCTCATCGCCAGCGCTGTCGTCTGGCTGCTGTGGTAAATAGCGTGCCCTGGCGGCAGCAATGAAGTCATCCCGGGTTGGCTTAGCCATGTAGTCATTCTCCGCAGGCAATAAAAAAGCCGGCCCCTGTTAAGGGTCCGGCCATGATGGGGAAATTTTGTGCCACTACTGTCTAAATGGCAAGCTCGGCTCTGCTATCACAGTGAGCTTGGTGGCATTCTTGCGGTGTGCGTGGCATCAAGGATTTTTGGCACCAAATGGGGCATCATGTGGTCATGTTATAGTTCCATTAAATGATCTTCTATGAGGATTAAAACAGAGGGATTTGTTATATGAAGAAAGAGATTGCAGCTATCATTATGTCAGTGTTTATTTTTAGCTGTGCCAAGCATGAGAATGTTTCTATTGATGGTCGAGATACCAATAGATGGGAAATTGTTAAAGACTGGAATGGACAAAAGGGGTGGATTGGGGCGTCTTATCATGATGACTTGGTCCAAGTAACCTTTGAAGCATTAAATAATGAATCAGCTTTCACATTGCTAGAAATAAATGCAACAAGATGCAATGGAGATCTAATTGTTGATGGTGAGCAATACAAGGCAACATCAACAAAGAAACAGAAGAGTGGGTTTTCTCAGTGCTATACGCAGGTGTTTGGCGACGAATCTATTGAGATAGCAGTCAAAATGGCATCATCCAATATAGTTAATTTCAATGGGCACGATACTGATGTTAGAGGTTTTGAATCCATACTTAAAAAACACTTCATAAATGAAGGGGAACAGAAAGAAAACGCAGGTATCAGCACTGTCGGCCATGCGGATGGCTTTAAAAAAGCCCTTGATGAATTGGCAAAATCAGCAGATGTTAAGTAGTAACTTACAAGATAAAAATACAATCAGCTGAACAAATTAGCCCGCCACTCGGCGGGCTTTATTATTTGTACATCTGCTGGTAAGCGCTGGATGCCATGGCGTCAGGATTTTTATTGGCATTCAGTGCCTCCCTGCCAGACTGTATCAATGCCTTCTCGATAGAGCGGTCACCCTGCATACGAGGGATGATGCCTTGCGGTTTTGGTGGCTGGGTTGCAGGGGGGGCGACTGATTGTTGTGGTGCCTGGGTCGGCTCGGCCTGCTTCTGCGGCGCCAAGGAAAGCCAGTAATTGGCGTAGCCTCCACCCCCAAACTCCCCCAGCAGTTGCTGGGCGCCAGGGTCAGATGCCAAGGTGTAGCCCAATGTATCAATCTCGCCCAGAGCTACTGCGCGCTGTTCATCGGTAATCTTGTCGTTCCCCATCAGCTCCGCCTTGCGCTTGGACAGCTGATCCATGGTGCCCATGATGTTCTTGGCGTGAGTCTCGCGGGCGCGAACGCTGGCGTTGGCCGCCGCTGCTTGCGTTTCCAGTGCAAGTCGCCTCTCGAACATGGCCCAGTCATGATCCCGGTTCTTCTGGTTCTCGACAGCCATTGCCTTGAATCGGGTATTGTTCTCTTCACGGCTCGCGTCGATCTGCTTCTGTGTCAACTTGTCACGGGCGGCCAGCTCCGTTCCCATCTCGTCTTTACGCTGAGCGGCTTCACGCAGGCGCTGCTGCTCCGCGAACCCTACCTGCGCGTTATTGACGGTACCGGCACCAAAGCCCTTGGCTAATGCTGCGAGCAGGCTCATGCTGCACCCCCTTGCTGTTCGGCTTCATCCATTTTTTGCACGATAGCCTCCAGTATCTGACTGGCCTCAACCAGGATCTGGTCGTCAATCACGTCGTTCTCGGCGTCCATCTCCTTGAGCTTATCCATGGCGCGAAACAGAGCGTCGATCTTGCTGTCTGGATCGCCAATTTTGCCGGATGCCAGCATTTCACGGCACCCCGCATACACGGCCTTGACGATCTGCTGCGCTGGCACGCTGCGGCCAGCCTCCTTGGCCTGCTTGAGAATGGTGAAGATGCCACCGGCTACCGCGTCGGCAACTCCCTGGATCTTGTCCTCGCCGGCCTGCAAGCGACCGGCAACGGCCTGCCCACCATCACCAAGCAGGGTGGCGCCCAGCATCTCCATCAAGCTGGCATGCATGGCGTCATCATTACCGCCCTGCTGCTGTGGTTGTTGTGGTTGCTGGCCCTGCATATTCTGAATCAATCCCATCACTCACCATCCCATGCATACTGAGCCCGGATACCGGGGGTTACATCAAATCGACTGGGGTTGAAATTAAAGTCGCCAGCCATGCTCTTATCGAGGTCATTGTTGTTTGGCAGCGAGTAGCGCGGCGGGGCGGATGCAGTATCGCCCTTGCTTCCACCATTACCATTGCTGTGGCTGGCGCCCGCTTGGCTGACGGCATTACCAGCCTGCACATTAAGGTCGTTGAGTGCAGCACCAAAGCCTGATGCTGGCTGGGTCAAGCCGCTCGCCACGCCAGAAAGCAGTTGGCTGGCGCCTGGTACCACGCCAGACAGAAATCCCATGGCAGCTTTAAGGGTCGAGTCTAACCCCCCTTCTGACCCCAAGGATTGCCCTCTCTGGCCAGTCAGCCGTTCGCTATCAAAATCACCACGTGCAGCATCTCGGCCGATGCCGGAGAAGTAGGAGTCAGTATTGCCGACATCCCCGACCAGCCCCGCAACCGCCTTGCTAGCTCCTCCCAATAGCGCGCCACCGAAAATATTGGCGCCCGCCTGCTTGTTAAATGCACCACTCGCGTCACGGATGTTGGCTCGATCTCGTTCAGTCAGTGCGCCGTTTTGCGCCTTGCGCTGCAGGTTACCGATCACCCCATTCACATTGTCAGTCTTGATGGTTTCGTTGAAGTTAGTGGCAGGGCCAAAACCAAGCGCACCTTTGATCTTCCCGCCAAATGAACCATCGTGCATGCCATACATCGACGGGCCGCCGATCGAGCTGATGTTGTGGTTTGGAGGAGTAGAGGCTGCCTTGTAGTTGTCCAGGGTCTTGCTGACGGACGAAATGCGACTGGCAACGCTGCTGTTGTCATTTTTACCGTTGCCACTGGTGGCTTGCTGCCCCTTGTTGTTGGCGCCAATGGAGTTATTGAACGAGCCCTTGCTCATGCCGTAACTAGATGCGCCACCAATTGAACTCGGGCCGCTTTTACTGTTTCCGCTGCTTTTGCTGTCGTTCTTACCGCTGCCCTTGCTGCTGCCGCCACCGCCTTTTGAAGAGGACCCACTGTTAGCGCCACCTTTATTGGCACCACCATTATGATTTCCGCCACCACCCGGGGCGCCACCGCTTTCTTTGGACATCCTTAACCCCCCTGCTTCTTGATGTTGGCAAGAAGCCCGCTGGTAAGAGCCCCCCCCGTAGACATACCATCACCGGCAAGCCCTGGCGTTGATACCTGGTACTCGACCGGCGTCAGGTTGGCCGGCAGACCATTCTCCTGCCGTAATTGATCCTCCCGGCCCCATATGTCTTTCTGCATATTGCGCTGGTTCTTCTGCGCCTCTCGGTTCTCAAGGTATGAGCCGCCAGCGACCAGGGCTGAACCAAGTAGCGTTGCCGCACCCGGATTGCTCTGCATCCAAGATCCCGCACTGGAAAGGCCACCAAGCACCGCATCGACCGCCTGATCGGCCATGTCGATCGCACTTGATACCATGCCGCCAAAATCAAACATGTGACCCCCTTACTTTACGTTCACGCCGGGCAATGATGCGGACGGGAACTTAGTCCAATCCGGTTTGATGGTGCTGATGTTGGAGTACATCTGCTGGTACATATTCAGTGTCGAGTTGAGTTCGGTCTTCATGTTGTTGACCAGCTTCTCTTTGTCTGTAGCCTTCATCGTGTTGTCAGCCATGACAGCTGCATAGCGGTCGTTATAGGAGCTGACTGCCTTATCGACCGTACTCATGTACATGCCGTGGGTGTTGGCCACTACCTGCTGGGCCAGCTGATCCAGGCTGGCCTTGTTTTGGTTATCCAACTCTTTCAGGCGCTGCTGACCCTCTGCATCCAGCATCCCCAGGCTGTTTTTGTGCAACAGCTGATCGCGCTCCTTCTGGTACTCACTCTGCGCCCCAAGCTCTTTCAGGCGCTGCTGGCCTTCGGCATCCAGCATTCCGAGACTGTTCTTATGCAGCAGCTGATCGCGCTCAGTTTGATATTGGTTCTGAACACCCAACTCTTTCAGGCGCTGTTGGCCCTCTGCATCCAGCATTCCCAGGCTGTTTTTGTGCAACAGCTGATCGCGCTCTTTTTGCAGTTGCGCGTTGATATTGGCCATTCCCTTTTCATGGCCAAACTGGTTCCCCTGCATAGTCAGCTGATGACCGCGATCAATTCGGTTCTCGTCACTCTTCCATGCCTGCCCCGCGTTCTGGCTGGCAATAGGTAACGCAGCATCAACGATCGCCCGTTGCGACGCCTCGGCACCGATTGAGCTGTTGGAGAGCCCGCGGCCCGCTGCGTACTGCTCGCCTTTGGCCTTGGCCATGCGCATCAGCAAGCCATCCTGGCTGATCGTTTTATTAACCTGGTCGTTCACGTCTTTGGCATCAAAAGGCGTGGTCGTCGCTGTGATGGCTACCATATTCCCCCCAATAAAAAAGCCGCCAGATGGCGGCTTACTCAAGTCTCTGCATTCACCAGGTGAACGCGTGCACAGCACCAACATCGGTTAGCGTGGATACGGCCTGCTCAGCGGCATTGCTGGCCTGCCGGATCTGTTCGCGCAGAGCCAACACATTGGCTACCGTCTCGAAACCTGCCTCGCCAAGCTGCTCACGCTCCTGAGCCCTTTGCAGGCGCCAGTCCAAGGCGGTGATACGGCGCTCCGCCTCGGCTTTTATGGCTAACACCTTGTCATTTATTTCGAGATCAATATCGTTAAATCCGACGCTAGCGCGATTAGCACCAGGACCATCAACAATAAACATGTTCATGTCATTTTACCCTGTAGTAAATTCCGCTTATATATCTTGGATTTCCTACAACCCGCCCCAGCTTACTCCTGTGAACAATACTGGATGGTTTCGTAAGTCCTGCAATAAGGTAGTCACCAGAAATACATGCAGCATGAGCAGCGCCACCAAAGGTGATTGACACTAGGGCGGAGGGGTGATTTGCCATCAACACTGATGAGGAGGATAAAACACCAAGCAATCCATCTTGATAGAACCCTCGCGGGAAATTAGGTGTGGCCGTATATGAAGACGGCATAATGCCAATTTTAATCCATTGCGTTGCATCCAACGTTTCAAAGATACCCGCATTGGTGAATGCGTAAATTCGATCAGCAGCAGAAATAACCAAGTGAACAAGCAGTGACGCCCCTTGGTAGAGGGTTGCAACGAACCATGACTCACCGTTGTTAGATACGCTTGGGCCAACAACCGAACTTTGAGTCGTCGATAAAAAGAACAATCCATTTGCAAAGCAAATGCTGGTTTTTGCCGCTGCAGGAGCTGTCAACTTTATCGCGAATGAAACACCATCCGAACTTGTCCAGCATTCATTCGTTGAGTAACTTGATGGGGCGATATACACCCCATTCCCATACGCGATACCACAAACTGCACCTGTAACTCCGGTGCAGTACTCCCAAGTATCCCCGTTAGACGTGCGTCGCAGGCTGCCACTGTTACTTGCATAGATAAGTCCATTGCACTCAAAAACGGCAGAAGCTGAAACGCCAGAGGCAATCAAACAAGTAAGGCCGCGATCTTTTGATACGTAAACCCCGCCACTGCTTGCCGCAAAAACAACCAGCGCCCCAATGCTGGCCGTGGAGACGACGTTCACCGAGGACGGTAGTACGCCATTTTCTGTGGCAATCACGCCAGGGCCAAGTTGCGTCAAATAATCAGGGATACCTACATAACCTTCCTGCGGTATTAAAACCCCAGAGCGTAACCATTCAGTGTTTTCTTGGACAATCATCGGCTTGGTTGATGGCAATTGTGCTGACATACCAACAGCTGGCGTAACCCCACCGATCACGGCGCCAGAAATGCCACTAATCAGAGGTGATAAAACATCACTGACCAGCGAGTTGCCACGATTAACCTCTGCCAAAATAACTGGATCAAATTCACTCATGTTCAGTCTCCACAGATTCCGCGCTTTCGAGTTGTCCGTTATTGTTATACAGATAGGTGGTCGTGGTTTTTCTGCCGAGATAAATCGACACCGATGATAGCAATCTCCCAGAGGGGTCATATGTGAATGAGGATGACTTTAGCCCCGCTGGATATAGCGTTATCATGCTCGTCAGCCTGCCGTCCACATCGTAGGTAAACGATGAGCTGACATACTGATCAGCGGTGTCTGACCCATGCAAGAGATTAAGCACCAAGTCGCCGTCGGCATTTGGCTTTTGCCCGTTCAGCGATCTCATCGCCCCCACATCACCAGGGGTCAGATCAACGTCGCCCGATAACGGTTTGCCATTTACCTTTGTAGCCTTAGTCACTCGCGCCTGCATGTCTGTGTTGACACGCTCAAACCCCGTCTGAACTGCGCCAAAGTCAGCCTCTACAGCCTGGCCGTCTGCCAGCTCTCCTGGCACATATTCATTTAACCGATCGTAATAGGGATTAGCCACGCCTTGCCCTCCTAGCGAAATAATCCAGAGTTACGCCAGTAATGGTGAAATTTGGATCTGATGAACTTGCGCCCCCCATCAATATCGAGATAGACGCCGAGGTGCCAGAGAGGTCTATCGGTGCATTGGTGTACCCGTAACTACCGCTCCAGTAAAACTGGTTCCACTGAGTCTGATTCCAGATGGCAACCTGATCCCACGCTGCAGAAGGGTCCTCTGACACAATCGAGTGAACCTTCTGGCTTGTAAAGTGAGCGTCAATCATGTGGTCAATAGACCACTTAACTTGGATTGGCGCCTGATTAGGGGATGTTTGCTCCACAAGCGCGGTAAGCCAGGTTTTTTTCACCCCAGGCGAACCTGAGTGAGCGAATGGCAGGCGTACCCGCCATGAAATCGCGGCACCATCAAAAGACCGAGATTCCTTATCGATAGTGAACACCACCCCCTCACTACCACTTAAACAGAAAAATAGTTGCTCCCCTTGCTCCGTGTAACGCCAGACCCCTGCCACTGCAGATGGATATTGAAACGTGGTGGCCATCGGTGACCCATCAGCCAAAATGGTGACAGCAAGATGCGTCAGCCCTCGGCTGAATAGTCGGTATTGGTTTAGCTCTGCGATCTGCGTGGAAAAAGCCCAATCCATCCCGTCAATCATCGCCTTGAAGTGGTGATCCGGATCGAGCTGATTAAGTGCGAAATCGCCAAACTCCTGAACCCGGTCCAGCCTGACCAATCCTCGGTCTGACAGACCCACCGGGAGAAACAGGGATTGCCCAGTCCCAGCAGCAATACCCACCGACTCAGAAAGGGCTCTCTGCTCCCAGTCCTTCGAACTAGAACCATAGAGGCCAAAGACCCGTCGAGCTGATGCAATCACCAGCACGCCACCAGTCGTCGGCAGCATCGCTGTGATCTCATCACCAATAGAGAATGACTCCGCCCCCAGCAGGGCGCTCCAGGTGTGTGGGTTGCCAGGCGCGCTATGCTGGTACTGCCCCCCTTCGTACCCGAGGAACAGATGACCTGAGTGGATGGCGATCGCCAGTGGCTTGTCTTTTGTTGCATCAGGCTGGGCGTGGAGCGGGACAAGCCACCCGTCCTCCCGCAACTCAAAGGCTCGCTGCACACCTGATGCCACATAGGCGGCCCGCTGCCCAGTGCCACCAAAGAAGTTGTGTACGGCAGCCTGATAGCGCCCGCCCGCCTTAATGGTTATCGCATCAACCTTGGCAACCGTGCACGTGGCACCACCAAGCCCAGTAAGTACATTACCAACAGCCGGCGCGTCACCTGGAGCTGCGACGACGACGCCGCTCTTGCCATCAGCCGCCAACTGGGCAACACACCTGAAAACCTTATTGTCACCGGTTCGAGTGAGGGTGACATCCCCGTTCGAGATGTTGGCCACATTGGTGACCGTCAGCACCCAACCAAATGAAGTTATCTGCTGCCAACCCGCTTCGGAAGCCATGAACAAGCCGCCAGTGTTAACGTCAATGTCCCGAACGGCAAACACCGCATTGCGCACAGCAATAACTCCGCGCACAGGCCCTATACCCGGCACCGGGCCTATTTGCGAACGGCGCCAATCTGCGGCAATGGCTTGGTTTGCAATGTTCTCGGCCTTGGTTTTGCTGTATTCGCGGCCATCCTGCTGCGCGACATAGCCGACACCGGCTATATCCAAAATCGTTCCAGCGGTAATGCTGCCTTCAATAATGACGGCGTTAATGAAATGACCCGATCGGGACAAGTACGCCCCACTACCCCCCTCCCATGTGATTGCGGTGAATACTGGATGAGCAGCGTCAGGGGCATCACCCACATCAATTGAGGTGAACTTTCGGTTCCGGCTTGGTGAAGGGCGCCCGTCAAATCGGTCATAGCCAAGCGTCCTGGCGTAACCGCCACTTGCCAATGCATCGACGTTCACCGCTGCCAGCGCAAACCCGGGAGCCTTCGCCAGCGGCGTGGTTGATAGATCAATGCCCCCTTTCAGCGGAATGAATGTGCTATTTCGAGTTGGCATTTTCACCATGAGGCCCCGCTAACCAGCGACAGTGGCGGCACGTACCGCTTCACCAGCAACCCGTAATAGACATTCCACTCGCGCTCACCAATGGCGATCAGCTCAGTGGCGGCCTGTCGATACCCACTCTGAGCGACTGCATACCAGACGATAGCCATATGATAGGGCGGCTCAATGTGCGGCACGTCCGACTCCACCGTCATTGTTTGGGTCGGTATTGGTGCTTCACCACGCAACCACTCCCAATCATTACGCAGCAGCTGGATCTTCTCCCAGCTTTCACGGATCGCGTCTGCTGCGGCCAGGGTGCGGGGGTTGCCATCAGCCAGGTTTTTCGGTGGGCCGCCGAGGTCGTGCACCTCTGCGGCATACCGCCTACATAGCTCGAGGAAGGTCATGATTAGCCGACCAGGCTGACCGGGTAGGACTGCACAGTGCGAGGAATGAGGGAGCCGTCGTCGTGCTGCTCGTAGCGCATCTCGGTGGCCTGCATCAGCACCTGGTAAACGGGCTCCGGCACCTCGGCCACGGTTTCACGCTTGATGATGTAGGCGACGCCATTGACGGAGGCGTACACATCATCATTGCCGCGACTTTGGGGATCGCGGGAAATACGAATCTTGACGCGCTTGGCTTCGTTGATTTCGCGCTGTTCGATGGTGGGGGCTCCGGTAATCGCTTCTGCGCTCGGGGCGGTGCTTGCGTCACGGTTGACGCCGTTCGCCTGCTCCTGCTCAACGATCTCGGCAACCAGCTTGTCACGGCTGGTATTGGCAGCCTTGTCGATGCCGAAGTTATCGGACAGGTATTTGCGCAAATCGGCAGGCGATGCGTTATTGAGGTCGATCAATTCCATGGTGCTTTTCTCCAGAAAAAGAAAAGGCCCGCACTGGGCGGGCCTTTTATGGGCGGCGTATTAGAGGGCGGTAACCGCTACCTCGATGCGGGTCATCCACAGCTCGTTCAGGCGAACTGCGGCAAACCAGCTTTTCCAGGAGGCAGAACCACGCTGACCGAGCGGGTCACCACCACGCGGGGTGTTGGGGTTCAGGATCATCGGCACGATGGAGCCCGGGCCGCCGTTGCCCTTGAGCGGGACGATGCCAAAGCTGTTCTGGCTCAGCACCACCATGGGGTACACGTCGGCACTGGTGCCGCCAGTGGATACCATGGCGCCCTTGGCGCCGCCTGCATCCGGCAGAGAGGTCAGCACCGGGGAGAGCACGAAGCGGAACTCTTCCACAGATCCGGTCTCTTCCGGGCACAGCGGCTGACGGGTGCCGTACTCGGCAACCGACTTGAAGCCAGCCAGGCCGCGAATGTCAGAGTCGCAGTCGGTGTGCGCAACCACTACGAAGGCGGCCTCGACCGGCTTGGTGCCAACGCTGACTGATGCAGCCAGGATCTTGGTGATCTTCTTGGCGCGCTGCTTCTTGAGCGAACGAGAGGCCAAGCGCAACTTGTTGAGGCTGATCGCGGTGTTCACGCCGTTGCGGGCGGTGCCGTTGGCGTAAATTACGCTGGTGCCACCAGAGATAACGCCCCAGGTCAGCACTTCGAAGGTTTCAGCTGCCTGCTCGCCCAGCAGCATTTGCACATCCTGCAGCACTGGGTCTTCGTGGGTGTCTGCGATCACGTCGGTGATCTCGGTCCACGCACCGTATTGCGCCATGCCGACAGTCACATCCTGGTAGGCCATCTTCTGGCTGGACGGGGTAACACCCTCAGCCAGCGGAGTGGTGGCCGCAGCGAACGGCACAGGGCGGCGGAACTTGACGGTTTGACCCTTGTTCTTGGGCTGCGGCTTGGGGTCGCCAAACTTTTGCAGCACCAGGATCGGCTCGGCGTGCTCGAGCATCTTCACTTCGGCGATGATGCCGACACGCGGGGAGATATCCCCGTAGGTAGTAGTAGCCATGACTTATCTCTCCTGAATCAGTATTTGCGCTGCGCCAGCCGCTTATCCGCATCGGCTGCGGCACGACTGAACGCAGAGGCTTCATCCCCTGTATCCACCGTGGCGCGGCCCTGGCTGCCGCCTAGCGGAGCCATATCTGCCAATTTGCGCTGGCGCTGCGCGTTGCGTTGGGCTTGAGCTGCTTGAGCTTGGAGTTGGGTGGACTTGTAGAGGGTCAGCACCACATCGGCGTCTGCTGCGCTGTCAGAGTTAGCGATGCTCTGCACGGAGGCTGGCTGCTGAGTGATCCAGGCTTGAAACTCCTGACTCACAACAACCGTTTCAGCATCGGGGTGCCGACGCATCAACTCGTCAGTCTCGATGGCGATCAGCTCTTCGTGCTGGCGCACCTGTGCCTGCTCACGCAGTTGGGCAACCGGCTCCTTTACTTGCGAGATTTCGCTGCGCAGTCCATCGCGCAGAGCATCAGCAACGCCTTGCATATGGTCAGCAATGTCGGGGTAATCCTCGCGCATCGCTGCAATGCGGCTTTCCAGGGCGTCGAGCTGGCGGGTGGCATCCTTACCATCCCCCTTCTTGTCTGCCTGCTGGATGCTGTTGATCTGCTCATTGAACTGGCGCTCTTTCTCGGCAAGTTGCCGCTGTGTAGCGGCATAGCGACCGTTGGCGGAGCGAGCAGCCTGAGCCTCCCGATCCCGGTCAGCTAACAGCGATTGCAGATAGGCGCGCTGCTCGGGTGATGCATCAGAAAACAGGTCATCTTCGGATGCGGCTTGCTGCTCAGCAGCAGAGGCGGCTTCCTGTTGATGCTGTTCATCGTCGCCAGTGGTGGCGCCGGTCTGGTTGTCTCCGCGCTGCTCGTCGTTTTGCGGCTCGCTGGTTGCGGGCTCACCACGCAAACGCGCGTCAGCGGCACCAGCAGCCTGTGCGAACACGTCCAGATCGCGGCCATCGGCGGCGTCCTGGTGGGCTTCTGTTGCGGCTTGGTCGTTCAGGTGATCCATGTAAAATCTCCAAAAAAAACCCGCACAAGGCGGGCTACAGTGGCTTGCCGGAATTACTCGGCTGGTGTGAAATCGTTGATGAGCTTATCGAGCAACCGGATCTGGGCTCGGGTGGCCTGGGTCTGCTCGTGCTCCATGTCCTGCTCCAGGTCAGAGCGCAGCTGATTGAGCTCGCCCTGCAGGTGCAGCAAGACGGTATTGGTATCCTGGCTACGGGTGAGCATGGAACGCCTCGCGCACCAGAGAGCCCACCGGATAGCCTGACTGAACAAGGTTGCCAGCCAGCGCAATACCGCGCTCGATATTCTCGCGGCGGCGCAGGTGTCGGCTGTGGTTTGCCCACGGATTGAAGGCTACACCGTAGAGCTTGGCCATGGTGGTCACCACGGCGATATGGACGATGGTCTTTTTCATGCTGCGCGAATTTCCTCTACTTCGGCCAGTCTGGCTTCCAGCATATCGGCGTACTCTCTCATAGCTACCAGTTGGCGCTTCATGAAGTTCTTGTACCGCATGCACATGCCACCGAACTGCTCTTGTTCGGCGTACTTGATAGCCCGTTCAAGGCCAGTGATGCGTTCCTTCAGTGGCACCAACTCGTCATTGATGCGACCTTTGATATTCGCCACCATCTGATCCGCAGCCACGCTCATTGCAACTCTCCAAATTGATAGTCAGGGTCATGCTTCACATCGTCGTGGACATAAACCCTGTTGCCAGAAGCCAGTCCAATAACCACGCCATCTTCCTGCTCTGGCTCAATATCGCGCTGACAAAATGGGCAGTATTTGGTTTCACTCATACCCATCCCCAATAAAAAAGCCCGGCACATGGCCGGGCATAATATGCGCACCCCAGATACACAAAACCCCGCACGAGGCGGGGCAAATGAGAATCTGGCAGTCTTAGAGCTATTTTGTGCCACCTGCTGGAAAAGTCAACTACTCCTACTCCAACCCGTAATTCCCGGTCGGCGGCAGGATCTGCTTCATCTTGACCTCGGCCATGAACTTCTGGGTGTCGTGAGCCTGCGCCTTATCCAGCTTCTCCAGTTCGATCATCAGTCGCTCCTGGCTCATCTGCTTGTTCTGGGCCAGCTTCATCAGCTCGATGCGCTCACGTCGCTGGCTGTCTTCATGCTGCAGCTGCATGGTGGCCAACTTGTATTGGCTGGAGAACTCAAGTTCCATCTGCTTGAGTGACGCCTGCATCTGCGCCATCTGCAGGGCGCCAGCACTCTTCATCTGGGCGAGCTGAGTCTCATGCTCAAACTTGGCCTGAGCCAGCTGCTGCTCCATCTGCAACTTGACCAGCTGCGGATCCTGCTGCCCAGCCTCTTGCTGCTGCTTGATGGCTGCGTCGTACTCTTCCTGGCTGCGCAACACCTTGGCATTGTCGATGTGCATGGACTGGAACAGGGTCTTCATCGCCTCATACGGCTTGAACATCGGCGCAAAAGTCGGGTTCTGGGTGTACTTGTCCAGGATCTGGGTCAGTTGGGCGGTCTGGATCTCCTTGACCAGCAGCGCACTGGTACCCCTGGCCTGAACCTCGAAATCCCCCTTGATGGCTGCGTCCTCACCGAACTGCATATTCCAGTTGTAGAAGCGCCGGATCATTGGCTTGGTGATGTTGTCGTCATACTCCTTCACCTGCTGACGGCGCACGGCATTGGCGGCGTTCATCAGCATGCTCATGCCGCCCAAGGTCGGCGTCACCTGCCCCTGCTCACCCTGGCTTATCATCGGCACCCCGGCCTCGCGATCGAGCAGGGAGAGCGCCAGCTGCAGGATGTTGGCCATGTCACTCTGCCGGCTGTCGAAGTGGAACACCCCGAAAGCCTTTTGCACCTCTGCATACTGCTGGTTGGAGTCCATTTCCCACACTTTGAATGGCGTAGCCTCCCAATTTCCATCCACTGGGGAGATCAGGCGCTTGTTCACCACTACCTGTGGCCCCACCGTCTTGGCAGCGTTGTCCAGCATGGCCCGCCAGGCGCTGTTGATGATCCGCTGAGGGTGGCGCATCAGGTACGGCATGGACAGGCCGAAGATGCTCCCCTCATCCGGTTCGCAGACATAGACGGAGTAAGGCCACTCCATGGTATCCATCGGGTTGATGGTCACTTTCAGGATCACGTTACCGGAGAAAATGGCAACGCCATCAAACTCGCGCCCCTCCATCTCGGTGATGTCCACCCCAGCAACCAGCAGCACCTCAACTGGGATCGGGCCGTGATATGTCCAGACCTCAAACCTAGAGTCTTGGTTGGTTGGGTTGAGCCCGCACAGGTAACGGATCTGGTCAACGAACTCGGCGTAGCGGGTGCGGGTCGAAGACGGGTCTTGCGCCAGCAGCTTTTCTACCTGCTCCGGGATGAAACCCATAGATTCCATATTGAGCAGCCGGCGCAGCTCCTTCTTGGTCATGTACTCCCGCTCGTAGACGAACTCGCAATCGTCCCAACGGGTGGCCCCCATATCCGGCACGAAGTCCCAAGGCAACACGCAGCGAGCCCCTGGCTTGAGGTCTTTCACAATCTCAACCGACCAAGAACCATCCTGGCTAGGCAGCCACGCCTGCTTGATGGCACTCTCTACAATAGGCCCCTTGATGATCCCGGTACCTATCTTGGCAGCGTAATGCAGCATCCGGCGCGATTCGGCGTTGTAGTCACAGGCGATCAGCTGGTCGTCAATCGTCTTTTCCATTGCTGTCGCGGCGGCCTGGGCAGCGGCCAGCACCTCTGCAGCCTGCTGAGCCTCGGTCGTTGGCTGTTGCTGCCCGTCCATGCCCTGCTGTACCCCCTTGGCCAGCATGGAGAGCTTCGGATCCGGCGATGGCGCGATCCCGTAGTTCTTGTCATCGACAGGGAACAGCATATCCCCCATCTGAGCAGCCCATGCGTCGGTCTTCTCGCGGGTGATGTTGACGAAGGCCTGCGACTTCTTGGCCCTCTCCAGCTCCTTGATAAAGTCAGGCTCGTACTCCCCGCGGTACTGGCGCAGGTCATCAAGCCAACGCTGTTCGACAAGGCTGCGCTGCTGCAGCTGATGCTCGATATCGCGAAAGCGGCTGGCACCAAACAGATCAAGGGGCGAGAGCTGTTCCACCATCTCGGAGGACAGTGTGATTTCAGTCGGGTTTTGCATGGTGTCAGTATCCTGTTACAGAGTCGGCGGCGCGCTGCGCTGCCCTGGTGGCATTGCTATCGATGGTTTTCTTGCGGTCACGTTCCGGCATGGCACCGAGGCACAGGTACTGTGTGGCGTCTGCTGGGTGGGAATACTGGTTCTTGTCTGGCTGGTCGGTGAACTTGGTGGCGCCTGACACGTTGAGCTGCTTGTACTGGTAGCCAGTCTCGAAGGCCTTGATGATGACGCGACAGTGCGGGCTGATGATGAGCGCCGGCTGCCCCTTGCCGACAAGGCGAGAGAGCCACCACCTGACCCCCTCAAGGCGAGCCATCAGGTTGTTGGTGTGCGCAGGCTCTGCGTTCATCCCCTTGTTGCCAAGCACTTCGAAGCAGGTGGTTTCGTCTGCCTGACTGCGGCCTACACCTGCTGGATCTCCCCAGATAGTGAACTCCATGTTGGCGTAGCGGCTGGTCAGTAGCGGAGACAGCTGCTCATCAATGAAGCGTTCTATCCCCATGCCGGTGGCCACCACCTCATCCAGGATGCGCAACTGCCCGAAGGCGGTGATCTGGCCGATGATAGCGGCTGGGGTCAGGCCGAAGTCCATCCCGATGATGATGGGCAGCGACTTGATGGGGCCAAGCTTGTCCTTGGCGACATGCAGATCCCGGTTGAAGTGGTCGATGAAGACCGGCTTGCCGGTGGCCACGGTGGCGAATCGGTTGCAGATGCGCGAACGAACCCAGTTGAGCGTCTTGCCGCCGAGCTGATCGAACCAAGCATCAAAACCCTTCTTGTTGTTCTTCACGTTCTCAGCTTTGGGGTTGGCAACGAACCGGCGCCCCAGGTAGTCACGGAAATAGCCGGCATCAATCAGTGCTTGCAGGTCTGGCGACATCGGCGCACCGGGTGATACTTCGACCAAGGCTCCGGGTTGCTCGTAGAAACTCCAACCGACCGGCTTGAGCGGGTTGCCGTCATCATCCTGGCCATGCTCAAACTCATGCCACCAGTGGTCCTCATCCGGTGAGTTGGTGTCCATGATGAGCCCGCACCACGTCGGGCCGCCGTCCTTGCCGGATGGGTAACGGGCCTGCACCGCGCGGGATGCCGCCTCGTTCACAATGTTCAGGTCGAGGAACTGAGCCTCGTTTATCCAGACGCCAGTCATCTCAAGTGACAGCATCTTGCGAATGTCCTTGGGTCGGTCCATCGACAGGAAGAAGAACTCCGCCTCGATGATGGTTTGGCCGTCTGGGTGCGGGATGCGCATAAAGCCAACGATCGGGGCGTCGAACTTGATGGGGCACACCTCTTCCGGGATCCAGTCCTGAAAGGTCTTGATGACTGTTGCCTTTAGTTCGCCGTAGGTGTTCCGGATGCAAACCCAGCGCGTCTTGCGCACGCCGTCAGCGTTGGGCTCCTGGTTGATGGACACATCCAGCATGAACATGACGCAGCCAACCGACTTGCCTGAGCCTACCGGCCCTCGCACGGCGGCGATCATGGGCCGATCCCGGTGGATGGCCTCGAATGTCGGGCTCGGGGAATAGGTGATGGTTCTAATCTCCATCGTCACCGCCCTGATTCATAAAGCCCAGGTTCCACATCACCTGGACGCCGCTGCTCTTGCCCTTGCGCAAGATCTCGTACTCGACCTTGGCCTTGGCGGTGAGCGCCCGGTCTTTCTCCATCAGCACGGTCTTGTGCTTGGTGCTCTCGACGATATAGGGAATCTCGACGATGGTTTTCTCGAGCTGCATGATGCGGCCCAGCACGCTATCCATGGCGCTCGTCGTTCTGGTGTAGAGCTTGTAGAGGTCCATGCGCTGCTCTATGTTCAGCTCATCCTCCGGCAACTCCAAATCCTTGGCGATGCGCCCCAGGGTAATGACGCCGTTCCGGAAGCCGCACCGCATGGCAAGCAGCTCGTCGGACAGGTTGGCTCGCACCGCATCCTCGATCACCTCATCGGGAAAGAACTTGGCATACACGCCGTGCCGCTGGGCAGGCTGGGCCACTTTGCTGGTGCGAGGCTTGGGAGTTTTCTTGCGATGGTCGCGGTCTGGGTTGAGCGCGTCATTCACCGTGCCAGCAGTGCGACGCGGCGGCCGCTTCGCTGGCGGCTTCTTGTCTGATTTCTCGGTCATGGTTATCTGGTACAGCGCTCCAGTGCGTCGATGTAATCGAGCAGGCGAGCCGTGGACTCACCAGAAAGAGAAACCCCGCCGTTATGGGCGGGGTTTCATGGTTGCAGTGCGCAGGGAGTTATAGGCTCGCTCACAGGCTAATCCTGATGCTCGAGCTCTGTCATACGCTGCTGCCAGCTCACCCGCTCGTTCATCAGCCCGGCTGAGCAGGTCGGCGAGCACCATGGCAGGCTGTCCGGTTGCCGGGCTTCCTTGGGCAGTGCTGGGATTACTGGCGCACTGACTTGCTCTGGCTGCCAAGCGGCGGGCTTGCTCGCGCAACCGACCAGACTCAACGCCAGCAGCAGCTGCATCAGCTTGCGCTTGGGCGATTTGTTCTTGTGCATGATCTCTCACCTCATCGATTTCAGCCTGCCGGCGATTCTCTTCTTCCCGGGCTTTCTGCTCAGCCTTGGTTCTGGCGGTGGCGAGCCTGGCAGCCTCTTCATTCCACTTCGCCTGCCAGGTCTTGCGCTCCCCCTCTTCCCCATCGGAATGGCCGGACTGGTAGAGTGCCACCCCGCCACCGGCCAATGCAGCTATCACCAGGGCACCGGCCAGGAATGGCAACGCCCTGCTTTGCGGGATCGTCACCATCACTCCCCCTTGCACTTCGCATTGAGGCGCAGCCGGTCTTTCCACAGCCCGGGGCATATCCGATTCCCCGGAGCAGAACAGTCCTGTTTGCCCGAGCGTTTGAAAAGCAGGATTGCCTCGCACGCCCCGGGATAATCGCCAACGTTCAGGCGCTTCACGATGGTGGAGCGGCAGAAGGCCCCGGGGCCGATGTTGTGGGAGAGTTCGACATAGGCATCGAACTCATACTGATGGAGGGGGGCCTGGATACAGGCCTTGAGGGAATTCTCGAACACCCGCACCTCCCGCAAGCTCCGGTTCACCGCTGCAACGGGGGTGATGGTGTCACCCATCCGGACCCCCTCGGTGCTCCCGAACCCAATTGTGGGAAGTTTGGTGCCGTGTACCGGGTCTGGGTAAGCAACCGGTTCAAACCCTTCCCGATTCAGGATCCCCACAAAACCTGCCGCACTCAACGTAAGAGCCGCGATTGCAATGCGAACCTTGCTCACTGTGCACCCCCATGCTGACAGCGCGGCTTGATGATATTCGACCAGACAAACCAACCCATCTGAATCGCAATCCACAGCAAGGTGGCAGCAAGCACCCAGTCATTGAGCGAGTAACCAGCCAGGGTCATCCCTGACACAACCACTGGCGGCGCAGACTTTGCCACCCCAGCCGCAGCAGCTGCCGTGACCAACTCTTCCTCTTTCCCCATGCCCCGCCCCAGAAACGAAAAAGCCCGCACGAAGGCGGGCCAGATACGAAAAAGCCGGGCTCAATAAGAGTCCGGCTATGATGGGTAGATTTTGTGCCACACGTCAGCAAATAGCAAGCAATCGCAGATATTGGCTGGCGTCGGATTATTGACGGTTGGCGTTTCTGAGCATTCGCCCCATAGCGGTGTAAGCGGCAATTCTAACATCAACGCGCGCACTTTGAGTCCCCTTCTCTAGCGCCGCAACGAGTAGCCCTTCATCAATAATTCCACTCTCACCAATAGCGAGCAGTGAAGCAATCTTTATATCATTGCGCTCCTCGCTCACCCCAGCCAGCAAGGCTTTAACCAACTTCTCTTCGTTAATCATCACGCACTCCCGTGTTTGTGCTTATTTCATCTTCCGGTACCGCTCCACCTGCTGGAGGAAGTAAGCCTGCATCTCACCCTTGTAGTTGCCGGCCTCACTCTCTGCTGGTGTTTTGATATCCGGGTTTCTTTCCTTCCAGACCGCATAGGCGGCCGCCTTTTCCACTTCCACCCGTTCTTGTTGCTCGGGTGGCAAACTGCAAAGATTGTGGCTCATGGTGCCCTCCTGCTGCCGATGATACCGCACGCAGCGGAGAGGAAAAGAAAAAGGCGCCACATGGGCGCCTAATCTGCGGGCTGAGTCATTATGCTGCCTTGGCCTTATCCAGGTACTGGTGAAACGCCCGAACCGCGTCACTGTAGCAATACTGCAGTTCCTGAGCTGCGCTGCGCTCTGCATCGGTGGTCAGTGGTGGTGCCGAGATGTATCCGGCGTGACAGTGCGGGCAGGTATGCGGCTTTGGCTTGGTGAGTTCACCGGTACCGGAGCAGGCTGGGCAGCGCCCGCCCTGGGTATCCCGCTCACAGCGAGAGAGAATGAGGGCCCGTACCCGAGCCGCATTATCGTGATCCCCCAGCAACTCCAACTCCCTGGCTCGCTGTGCTTCGCGGCGTCCGTAGGGATGGTGGCGCTTGTAGAGGCGCAACAGTCGCTCACTGTCACCCTGCAACCCTGCCGCACTCATCACAGCGCTGGGTGGGTAACTCCCGACGAGCTGACGCACGGCCAGCCCATCAGACAGGTGGCGGGCACGCAGTACCATTACGCCGACAGGGTGCAGGTGCTCAGCGTGAGCAAGGGCTGCCAGCACCTCCTCGCGCCCTACGCTATCCGGTGAACGACCGGATCGCTGTGACTCTGCCTCAATGGATACGGCCTTGGGGCTGTGCAATTTGATAAGAAGCTCGATGCTCATGGATTGGTCCTCTGGTCTTGGTCCTGATTAAACGCTGATAGCAGCCAGGTGCGCAGCTGCCCTGCCTTGATGTGTTCCGGGGTTGCCTCAATGACCGTCCACCCGAGCAGGGCGGCCTCGTTCATCTTGGCGCGGTCCTCTACAAACCCCCTCCCCCTTGTGTGCCGGCCACCGGAGTGGATGCCACCGTGGATCTCGACGGCGATCATGTGGGTGGGCCACGCGAAATCGAACCGCCACTTGCGGCGCGGGTGGAATACCAGTTCTGTGGTTGGTTCTGGGAAGCCTACGAGCTGGGCCAACACTCGCTGGTGCAGGGTGTCCACCTGCTGCGCTTTCTTGGCCTGCTCCACGATCCTCTTGGCTTTTGGGTGCTTGCTGAGTAGGCGACCGGCCTCAATAGCGGATAGGTGGATCATTCGAGGTAGGTCTCCATAAAGCTGACCTTGGCATCCTCAAGCTGACCAAGCAGGGTGAAAGGCTGATGCCCGTTGGCCACTGCCCTGGTGCAGGATCCATCACCGTTTACGGTAACGATAAGGCAGTTGACCACCTCACCGCGCCTGGCGCTATCCAGCATGCCCTCAAGGGTGAAGATCACGTTCGCCCCTGATTCCTTCTTGATCTCGCTCAGGCTGACCACTTTTCCGCTCATGCCGCCCTCCCGATTGTGTTCTTGCGCAGCTCGGCCACTTCCCGGGCTATCTGCTCGAGCAGAGTCTCCTCGCTGCCGTGCTCGGCCTGCCAGCTCTTGGGGGCTGCGTGGAATCCGGTGGGGTAGCAAGCGCGGTGGTGCCGGGGGCACAGCGGCAGCACTCTGGTGTGCTCGGCGCGCTGGGCCATACCAGACCCAGAGCGCACATGGTGAATTTCCGCGAGGCTCGGCCCCAGGCCGGCATTGCGGCAAGCAATGCAGCACAGAGAGCTCACATCGTCCAACCACTGCTTATCAGCCTTGGTCTTGCTCATGCAGCCCTCCCGTAGGCCGCCACCCAGTCAAAGCCGCGGCGGGATTCATCCCCGAACCGCACGCCTTGCTGGGCGCCGAAGGACTGAGCCAGCTCGATGAGATCGCGCATCTCGCGCACTGTCATCTTGGAGGTGGACTTACCCAGCACCACGAAGCCGTTGCCGTCGATATTCGGCACAACGTCCTGCTGGTACAGGGCGGCAGACAGGACGTGCTTCCAGTCCTCCTTGGAAAGCTTGCGGCCGTGCCAGTCCACCTGTTCGGCGATGTCGGTCAGGGATGACCACATCATGGCGTTCTGAGCCAGCGAGCGGGTCATCTCCTTGATTTCGATGACTAGCGGCTTGTCCTGGTCTACCGGCAAGCCAGCGACCAACTGGCAAGCGCGGGACCGGATATCTGAGCTGCGGAGGAAATACTTGGGGTAGCTCATGCTGCGTCCTTGATGAGGTGAACTACGCCAACAAAGAGACGTTCATCTATGGTATCCATTTCATCTTTGCGCTTTACCGCCAACTGCATCTTGTAGGACTTCCATGCTTCATGGGCGTCACTTTCTAATTTAAATCTACCTAGGTTAACTGGGCGGCCTGAGCCGTCAGAGCAAAAAGCGACAAACTTCAACCGTGCTTTAGAAAAGCTGACTCCTCTCATATACGAGCCACGACTACTACTGCAGTCATTGCAAAAGTTATTCAGCCAAACAGGGATGAAGGCACAGGTTGTAGGGCTGTATATTTTCCCTCCTGGAACTAAGAGATCCTTGTCGAGCTCGCACTCGTCACTGTGATGCCGTATGAACCATGCTCGAAATGACATAAAGCTATGCCACTCATCGCACACAATGACGCCAGCATAAGTTGGCCTTCTAGCATGAAAGTTGTGGCCATATGCGCGCTCCATCATGTTTGACCATGTCCTGTACGCGATGCAGAATTCCCTTTTCCCATCAGCGAGGGGCTTTGTCACATAGTCTGCATCGTTAATCCCAACGCCATGTACGCGTTTTCGATAGGAAATAGACCGCTTGTTAGCAGGATAATTTTCGCGGATGTAATTTGAGTGAAGTGCTGCCTTTGATATTTTCATGCTGCAGCTCCACCAGTAACGGGAAAAAGCTCGATACGGTAGTGCCACACATGCTTGCCGTCGATGTTCTGGTTACTGGAGCGCTTCACCCAGCCATGGCAACAGACTTCGCGCAGGCGGGCGCTGATGGCGGCTTGGGTGTCGGCGTGGCCGTAGCGGCTCCAGCACTCGCGCTCGATGTCGCGCAGGGTGCGTGCCTTGCCATCGCTCATTATCGCAATAACGCGCCCCAACTGGGTCGCGGTAGATAGATCTCGGGTAGTCAGTTTCTCGGTCATATCGGGGTCCTTTTGGTTAAATCACCGGGTGGTCTAGGTCCGGTTTTCGTACTTGCTCATGTTACGGCTCGGTACTCCCTGTGTCACTGGTTGGCAAGGCCCTCCCCACGCAAGTTATCCACAGCTCCATTTGAAACGCCACCTCTCAACACCAGCACTGGCGCGCCTCTCAGCCGTTCGGCCTCCTGCGCCACTTGCTCTGGCGTCGTGTCGAGCACCAGCCAATGCCCCGCCCCACGCTGGCAATCGGTGTACCCAAGTGCGGCGATATCGTCGGACACCTCCAACAGCACCCGCTCCCCACTCCAGCCACGAACAGCCGGGTAAATCACAACTCGGCAGAATTTTGCCTCGCGCACAGCGGCGATCACGTCTTGGTTGAACATTCCTAAATCCTCCCTGTGATGGTGTAACCACGCTGACGGCGTTCGTTGAGAATCCTCTCCAACTCGACCTGAACAGCCCCGTCCGTCACCACGCCATCACGCTGCAGCACGGTAACGGTCGCCTCCATCTCGCACGCCCGGATGGATATCGCCAGCCTGGGTGACGCGACCGGCACTGCGGTCGCAGGCAATCGGCGCAGTATCTCTGCCCGCACTTCTGCTGGGCGGGGTGCAAACTGGCGCTCAACGTCGGCCGCCATGTCCTGCACCACCTCCCGGATCTGGGCTGGAGTGAACCCACGCAGCACGCCACCCCATGCCAGCGCCACGCCACGGGCATTGGCATCCAGCTGGTTGGCGCTGGCAGGCCAACTCCCGGCCATCAGCGGCAGCAGCTCCTCAGCGATGAATGCGGCCATGCGGGCGCTCATGGCGGGTGCATCCTGGTTGGCTGGCAGTGCGGTCACGTTAGAGGGGAGTGTCGTCGTCATAGCTGACAGCTCCCGATTCGATGAGACTGCGCGCCTGCTGCTGGGCGGCGGCAATGTTGGACATCGGCTTGCGCTTACCCTCGAAGCCCTCCCACTCGCCGTTCAGGCAGCGCGGGCGACCGATCTGAACCCAGCGTTGGGCGCCAGCCAGGTACCCGGCGAACTTCTGCGGCGCAAACAGGGTCATTGGCCGCAGGTATTCGGCCATTTTCAGGTTTGCGGACCAGTGCTCGCGCTTGAAGTCGATCACCAGTTGCAGATCGGCCACGGAGTAGCCCTCCGCCAGTCTGGCGTTGATGTTCTGCAGGGTGGTTGGCTTGGCCTGATAGCGGCGATTGCATGCGGCGTTGAGGTGGTTCAGCACAGCCAGAGAATCCGCTGATGGCTCTGCCGTTTTTTTAGCCGGTTTTGTTTCGTCAGAAACAGAACAAGAGATCTGTTTATTATCTTCAGAGTTTATATTGTTATTAATGATAAGATCTTCGGCATGATACTCCGCACCTAACTCCGCGCCGCTGAGTTGGCGATCACCCTCTAACCCCATATCTGGCGCGCCCTCAAACTCCGCACCATACTCCGCGCTAAAGTGTTGCGAAACTCCGCGCTGATAAGCGTCGAAATTCAGCAGGCTGATGATGGTGTAACCACTCTTGCCCTGCTTGGTCGTCCTGCTGATCGCTCCCTCCTCCTCGAAATAGTCCAGCGCCCGGCGAGCCTGATCCTCAGATACGCCACACGCTTTCCCGAGCGAACGAGCAGAGCAAGCCAGCTGACCACGATGAATGGTGAGGCGGTTGCCATTGAAGGTGACTTCACGGCTCTCGTAGGCCGCATCCAGCAGCAAATGCAGCCACACTGACTTCTTGGCTACATCCTTGTACCAGGGGGCATTCAGCATCGACGAGTAAGCGAGGCGGAAGCCATTGCGGGCATTTTCGCTCACGTTGCTACCTCTGCTGATAGGTTTGGAAATGGGGGCGCCTGCCCCCGGGAATTGGATAACGGTGTTCATGCTGCCTCCACCTGCGCATCTGCGCACATCTCAGGCAGGTTGGCGCGCACTAGAGCCGCAGCAAGCGGCGGGCATACGGCATTGCCACAGCGGGCCACCTGCGCGGTTTTGGTGAACTTCTTGCCGTTGGCATCGTTGGCGATCACGTAGTCAGCCGGGAAACCCTGAGCAGCGAACAGCTCATGGGGTTCCAGCATCCGCATGCCGATATCGACGATCTGATAATCCTCACCGCGTACAGTGACCAGACCGAACCGGTCCCGAGTCGTAACTGTATGCAGGGGCTCGGAGCAGGGGGTGGTTGAGTCGTTGCCGTAATACTTGAGCAGGAATGCTCGCACCTCTCCAACATGCAGCCCGCCAGCAGTGACGGTAGGCATGGGGTAGGTTACTGGTTGGCCGTCTTGGCAGGTGCCCCGTAGCTTTACCAGATGACTGGTTACCAGTGCGTTATGGTCAACGGTGGTCACTGTTGGCAGCGGCTTGGTCAGTTCAGCCCCTACCACTCCGGTGTAATGCTTGGCCAGAAAGGCGGTTACCAGCTGGCTCTTGTCTGCCTTTGCCATCACCGTCCCCAGCGGCTCCTCCACCGATTGGCCTACAGAACGACCGAACTGGCGGGCGATGACAGGCGACACCAGCGCAAAATGCCCCCCCTTGACTTGGGCGCAGATGGTGCGCAGTGGCTCATCTGCAGGCATGTTGCGCTGATGGCTGGCGTTGGCGTGCTCTGTGATGAATGGAGCAAAAGCCGACTTGCCATCTATCGGCACAATGAATGGCTGTTCAGCGTTGATAACGAAGCGATCCAGCCCCTTGGCGATCCGGCGCAGGGTATTCTCGGCCAGTGGGCGCTTACGTTCGAAAATCGACGGGCAAGGGATCGACCAGTCGATGATGTCTGCAGCAGTTGGCCACGGCAGCAACTTGCCAGCTTTCACCTCAGCGCTATCTGGTGCTCCATGGGTTGGCTTTGGCCAAACGATGGGTGCGCCATCGCGGCGGGCAATAAGAAACAGGCGTTTGCGGATGGTCGGTGTGCCGTAGTCACAGGCGCGCAGCTCGCGCCATTCCACCTTGTAGCCTTGGCGGCGAAAGGCATTGACGAAACTGTTGAAGGTGCGCCCCTTCTTGGCTGGATCTGGGCGGGAATTGCCTTCCTTATCGATAATCAGCGGCCCCCATGTCTGAAACTCCTCGACGTTCTCCAGCATGATCACCCGGGGGCGAACCTGGGCAGCCCAGCGCAGGGCAACCCATGCCAAGCCCCGGATCTTCTTGCTGACCGGGGTTGAGCCCTTGGCCTTGGAGAAGTGCTTGCAGTCAGGCGACAGCCAGACCAGCCCGACAGGGCGACCAGCTACCACGTCACGCGGCACTATGTCCCACACCGATTCGCAATAGTGCTCAGTGCTGGGGTGGTTGACGGTGTGCATGGCTATCGCATCAGGGTCGTGATTGATGGCGATTTCGGGGCTACGGCCTAGCGCCATTTCGATCCCTGTAGAGGCGCCGCCGCCACCGGCAAAGTTGTCCACGACGATTTCATCAAACAGGTTGAAGGTGTTGCGGCATACCGCCGCGACTGGAGACTTACGCATTGGTCACCTCCTGCTCGGTGTACTCACAGGTGGGGCACTCGTAGGCGAGGTCATTGGTACCAGATTGCAGCTCACAGCCGCACAGAGGGCAGTGGTTGAGGTCATGGGGCAAGGGGTGGCCCCCATGGGCCATGGTTGAATTGGTCATTGCTGGGTCCTGTTGTATTGCTGCCCGGTGGTGAGCCGGGCAGGTGCTGCCTATGCGCTGGGTTGTGCCTCGGCACGTTCAAGGGTGCGGGCTTCGAGCTCGCGTGCCAGACGAACGGCCTGACGATCAGTGCCGGCGGCGTGAGCGGTCGAGATCAGCGGCTCGTCGAGGGCTAGGGCCAGCTCGTGCATGACCGACTTCAGGATGATGTTGTCGCGATCGCTGACGTGCTGGGATGCCGGGCGCGGCGGACGTAATTGCATGGTCATGGGTTACCTCCCGAGGACAAAGTTGATGAGTTTTTGCAGGGGGCGCAGCGGGCGCTCCTCGTTGTAGGCGGCCTCGTCTTCTTGGCTGAACTGGAGCAGGCCGCGCTCGGGCAGGCCGGAGCCCTCCAGGATCTCCTCGACGGTCACGGGCGGAAATCCCTGCTCGAGCAAGCTCCGATTGGCCCGTTTGACGGCCCTCGCCAAGATGCCGGGCTCGTGCTGAGATATGGCCTTGAGCAGGATCAGCAATGAAGCGCGCGCAAATGCGGTTTCAGTCATGCCACACTCGGCGCCTACTTCCTGCCATACCTGGCGCTGAGCTGGGGTGCCGCGCACTTTCAGCGGGGAGCGGGTGCTCATATTTTCATGATCTGGGAGCGATACTCTTCCCATGGGGTTGGTCCTCTATGTTGGGTGGAAAAGCTGGCCGGTGGTCAGGCGGCCTGCTGGGTAGGATGGTCTTGCTCCTTGATCAGGGGGTAATCCTCCAGTCCCAGCCGCAGCTCGCCATTGCTGGCAATGACAAAGCTGACTGCATGCTGGGCTGGAATTACCTCCCCCCACTTCACGGCAAGGCTGCGGGAGATGCCAATCGCTTTCATGGCGCGGGCCATGTTGCCGAAATAGCCGATTACTTCATGTTTCTTCATTGGTCTGGGTCCTGTGTGTGGTGACATGCAAATGATGTCCTCTACAGAGAACGATGTCAATCATCACCGTCTCCCCAAGTGATCGATGGCGGAATTACAATTTAGTCTCTAAAGAGAACAAGAGGTTATTGATGAAAACTTTCGGGCAACGCCTTGAGGAAAAGCTGCAAGAGCTGAATATCAGCATGTCTGAGCTTGCGCGCCGTACCGGCTTATCCAAGAGCGTGATTAGCAACACCATCAATAACCCGAATCGTGAAATGCGAGTGTCATCCCTGATTTCCATTGCCAGGGTGCTGAAGGTTGATCCCATATGGCTATACACCGGCCGCAGCAGTGGTGATCTGCTGAACGACATTCAGTTCAACTCTGATAAGGTGCCGGTCTGGACCCTGGCTGACGTGGGAAGTCTGGCAACGGATATGCTGCCCAACATGGATAGCGGGCGGTATGTGGTGGCTGAGAACCAAAGCCACAGCATTGCCATCGAGTCCACAAACGATCATCTCTCAAAATCTGGCATTGTGGCCGGAGATATCTGCATATTCAGCCTGGCCGATCGCACCCCAGAAGAAGGCGCCGTAATGCTGATTAGGCTGGAAAAGAGCGGCCAAGCACGCCTGCTAAGGGCGATGTCAGGAATTGATGGGTGGGTTTACGGTGTAGATGATCCCAGGCTTGGCACGGTCACATCCAGTGAGGCTATCGTGCTTGGTAAGTTGTCAGAACTGAGACGCAGCGAAATAAAATAAGGAGTAATTGCAGACATGGAGGTTTCTGATGTGCTGTTGTTGGCCGTACTTGGAATAGGTGCCTACGTTTGGTTTAACAACAAGACGAAAACAAAGGATGTGACCACCATACGGGAGAGTCACACAGTAAAAACTCCAACTGGGCAAGTCACCTACGAAAGGGTTAGGGAAACTGATTCGCGAAGCATGGACTGGAAGAAAGAGGGGGTTGATAGATTCATGAGTGCCAACAAAGGCCAACCATGCTCAGCGCCAAACATTAACCAGAAGGTTGTAACGGACAACACGCCCCAACAAAAGACCCTTATGCCCTCCTCACCTTCCAATGCGGCAGGTAATAACCTGACAACCACTTATCATGACGTCACGCCAAGGGGTGTGACCATAGAGGCGGTGAAGGTCACCAAGATCACCAGCCAGAGCAAGGTTTGCCAGAAGTGCAACAAGTCTCTATCGCGCTCACATTTCAGACCAAACCCAAACAGTAGTGATGGACTGACGAAGTGGTGTTCGCCATGTATGGATCTCTCACATTCTGATGACCGCCACCATAAAACCTGCCCCCACTGCCAAAAGCGCAGGCTCAAAACAAATTTTGACAAGAACAGCAATCAGCCTGACGGGCTAACAAAATGGTGTCGCTACTGTATGGCCGCATCTAAAAAGTAACCGATGATGTAGACCACTTTATGAACCCGCTTCGGCGGGTTTTTTGTTGCTCAAAAAAAATATCGTTTATTTTAGAGATCGATGTTGACCGCTCGTTCACTAAAGATTACGATTCCCTCATCGTCCTCTTAAGAGAACGACTAAGACCAAAACAACAAGGGGCAGCGTGGAAGGCGGCCAATCGTGGTGAAGGTCTTGGGTAATGCCACACGAACGGTGAGAGCCCGGGCCGGAGACGTAACCGGCAAACCTCCGGATCTGGCGGAGTAAAAAGCCAGCAAAGAATTGAGTACCACCCGGCAACAGGACCCGGCCCCTGACCAGGGCAGAAGTGAGGCGCCTGACCAGCGCGTAAGAACGACAAAGCCCCGCACAGGGCGGGGCTTTGAAGGACCGGGTACCACCCGGTCAGTGAAAGCCGGGGGACCAACCCCAGCAATCAGGACCCAGCATGACGAATCAAGTGGGAATTAGCGAGGACCAACTCGCCAACAGGAGTGAATATACCATGACCAAGCGCATTTTTTCCAGGGCCGCGAAACGCGCCGACCAGATCGTTGCCGCCATCGCCGACCGCCTGAACGGCAACGCCGCTCGCCGCCGGGCCATCAAGCAGCGCCTGCACCTGGCCATGATGGCCACCGAGCGGCACCGCATTGTTGCAGCTCGAGCCGCCCAGCTTCGCAATACAGGTTTCACTAGGCACAGCGCCCTCCTCCACTGGCGCATGCAGTTTCACCGCTCCGCAGTTTGA